CGGATGCGTGGCGAGGTCACCGTGGCACCGTTCGACAGCCACCGGCCGCTTCAGCGCCTCAAGGTCGCCGCGCTGCTGGCCTTGCTGGAGTCCCGCTGGAACGTGAGCGAGGAGGACTGGCAGCTGGCCGAGGTTTTCGTGGCCAACTCGGACGCCGTCCGGGACGCGCTGCTGGTGTACGCCCGGACCGAGGCGGCGAAGGAGAAAGAGCGGAAGGTCGCCGAGCAGGTCGACGTCGCTGTCCGTACGGCCGCCGAGGTGACCCAGATACCGGCTGCGGTCGAGCGGGTCGCGCGGAACATCGCTCGCCGGGTCCATGCCGCCGAGGCGGCCGTGTGCAGTCGGGGCGATGTCCGCCGGGCGCAGAAGTCGTCCGACCGTAAGTTCGTGGACGCCGCCATCGACTTCGCGGAGCAGCGCGGGTGGCTCCGGGCAGAAGACACGATGCTCGCCGCCGGTGGGTCGAGGCCGTCATGACGATAGTGGTCAGTCATCGTGCCGAATGTGGACTGTGGACGCGTCCACATGACCTCCGTCTCGCGCGCGTCACGCGAGTCAGACTTCTATATCTATATCTGCTGGTAGCGAGCATATGCGCGATCAAGCATGTATGCGCGCGACCCCGTCCCCATGTGGACGCGTCCACATCGTCCACATGCCTGGGCCGATCTTGTAGAGATCAACATTAGGGAGTTCTGAAATGACCATCGAGTACCAACCCACCAACGTCACGCCAGTCGAGCCCGGCCTCGTAGCCCGCTACTGGGACCGGGACGGCGAACGCATCGTCCGCACCGAGCCCGTCGTGGCCTGGATGGTCCGGGAGCGATACGAGGTCGTCGCCGACGAGCCCACGGCGCGGATCTACCGAGGCACGGAGGTCGTCGCCGCTGTGCTCGATCCGGAGAGCGGCACTCTGGTGGCAGCGTCCACGGCTCACCCGAACTTCGGCGACGTGCGGCACGAGGACGATCTCAACAGGACCGTGCGGCGCATCGGAGAGGCGGACATCGTCCTGCTGCGCGACCACAACCCGATCGAGAAAGTCCTCGCCGACTACGGCGTCACACTCGAACCTCGCGGCGAGAAGGGCGACCTGGCCGGCGTGTGCCCGATCCACCGAGGCAAGGCCGACTCGCTCGTCGTGAGTCCCCGTCGCGGGATGTTCCACTGCAATGGCTGCCAAGAGGGCGGCGACGTCATCACGCTCGTGAGTCGGATCGAGCAGGTCGGTTGGCACGAGGCCGCCATCCGGCTCGCCGACCGGGCCGGCATCGAACTGTCCGCGAACCCGGCCTGACGACCGCGGCGACAACCCGGATCAGGCTGCGACCCGGGTTGCCGCCCACATCCATTGTGACCGAGTAATGCGCAACGCGTTGCGCATTGACAACCCGAAGGAGATCGATCGACATGCACCAGGCCGACCAGCCGAGCATGGCCGCCGAGGATGAACTCGTCGACTTCGCCGGCACGCCGTTCGAGCAGCGCACGCCCCGACAGGTCCGCGACCACTACCACCGGCGGTACCCGCTGCTGCGCGCCGCCGACGAGCTGATCGAGGTCCACAACGGCCGGCTACAGCACTCGATCAACGAGCCATGGGTGAGTGGCCTCACCGACCGGGAGATCACCCGCCGGGCACTGGAGGCGATCGGGCGCCCGCCGCGCGACGAACACGACGTCGCGATGGCCGTGAGCTACATCGACCGGCTCCGGGACGAGATGCGCGACATGTGCCCGGCACCCCAACCGGACCTGGTCGACGCCATCATCTCGGCCGAGTTCCAGTCTTCGGGCTGCGTGACCACGGCCCAGGAGTTCGTCGCGATGAGCGAGGCGGACCGGCAGGACCACGTCGAGTTTCTCGCGGCCGAACTGATGCAGCGGGGCGACGTGGAACACCACCTCCAGGAACTGCTCACCGCCGCACTGCCGATGATCTACATCGCCATCACCGAGGCCGACGAGGCCAGGCGCCAGACGGCGAGCAACCGGTGACGGCCGGCCTGGACGCCTTCCGCGGGCGCGTCGACTACTACGTCGACCAGCTCCTTACCAACCCGTCCCAGAAGGCGCTGATCGCTCAGTTGATCGGCGGCGAGGTCGAAATCCTGCTGACCCAAGGTGAGGACGGCTACCGCCGGTACCTCGACGCGGTCCACCTGGTCCAGGACGCGGCGCTGGGCATCGACCTGGACGACCTCGGCGACGAGCAGCCCCCGGCCAAGCGCTCACCCCTCCGCGTGATCTCCGAGGAAGGACTCGCATGCCCACCTTCAGCCAAGTGACCGCAGCGCAGGTGCCGTGCGCGATGCCCACCAAGGACAACCAGCCATGCGGCAAGCCGGGTGGCCTGGGGTTGCCCGCCGGCATCTGTGAGCAGCACGCGATCCAGGTCTACAGGGCGATCGTCGCGCTGGGCGCCGCATCGCAGCCGGACGCCCCGCGACGCCGTACCGGTAGCCGGAGGGCGTCATGACTGCGATCGGCCGAGCTATCAGCAAAACCGCAGGTCGCGCTGAATCAGCGCAGGTCCCGCCGCCGCCCGCCGAGGTGATGGCCGCCTGGGATGAGGCATGTCAGATCGCGTTCGAGACTGGACAGGAGCCGGTCATTAACCTGCCACGCGGCCTGATCGACAGCCGGATCAAGTCGCTTCGGAACGTGATGACCGGCCAGTGGGTGGACATCAACTGGCTGCCACCCGACCGCTTCCCGTCCGACCTGCCGGCCCAGTACTTCAATCCGGACCTGATCCTGCGGGAGGGAGCATGAGCACCATCGCCGACGCGGATGTCCCACTCATCCTCAAGGCTCTGCTCGCCAAGGCTCGCATCCCCGGCCCGGCGTTGCAGACGATGGAGCATCGTGACACGCACGACGGTGGCGCCGACCTAGTCACCGTCCGCAGCTATCCGGGCCTGCCGAACGATTGGACCGTGCTCTCCTCCGAGTTCGTTGCTTGGGACTGGCACGGACACGTCCATGTCAACGATCGTCAGGTGTGCTGCCACACGTGGTGGCGTCGCGCCCTGGCTCGGATGCTCCGGAGGCACGTATGACCGTCGTCCGCTCCTGCGTCCTACCCGGCCAGCGTCACGACGAGCTGCCGCCGGACTCCTACGCCTGCCGGTCGTGCTGGCGTGGACTGGTCCGCAAGCTCGGCGAGGTGGAAAGCTACTTGGCCACCGTCACGGCGGTACCGGTCCGGTCCGGGCACCTGGGACCGCTCACCCGGCAGTTCACGAGCCGGCCGCCGGCGGACCTCACCGTCGTGTCGATGTTCGACCACCGGACCGGCATCACCGGGTCCGGCCCGGATGACCGGCTGGACGAGATCCCGAACATCCACGCCGATCTGTTCGGCTGGCTGCGCATCCTGATCGCGGAGCACCCGGATTGGCTGGAGCCGCCGGACAACCTGATCGACAGCGTGGCCCTGCTCAGGTCTCGATGTGACTGGATCTGCTGCCAGGCGTGGGTCGACGAGTTCGCGGCGGACATCATGCGCGTCCACGGCGCGCTCAGGGCCGCGTGCGGCGACAACCCGCCGCGGGCGTTCGCCCCGTGTCCCCAGGTCGTCGACGGCGACGTGTGCGGCGGCCCGCTGGTCATGTACGACGACGGCACCGGCGCTCACTGCCGCACCTGCCGCGCCTCGTGGCGACGCGACCAACTGCTCGACCTGATGCTGCTCATGGGGACCGCCTGAGTTGGGAGGGGATGGACGCATGGTCGTCGTCAAGCGGACTGAGATGGTCCTCATGGACCGGCCGGCGCTGGCCGAGTGGACCCGCCGATCCGTGCGCGTGATCCGCCAGCATTGCGTGGTGATCGAGTACGACTCGGCGGGCCGTGCGCTCTACGACGCTCGCGCGTCGGCTGACCTGCTGTTGACGGTGCCTCAACGCCGGCCGCGAGTCGCCTTGACGAAACGTTAGGGCACCCCCATCATGTGAAAGTGAGTGATCTGTCGAACTGACCGACTCACGTCCAAGCCCACCAAACCCCGGACCTATGCGGCCGGGGTTTCCTGCTGCTTGGGGGGTGGGCATGGCCGGATTCCTCGCCTGGTTCTGGTCCGCCGTCTTCCCCAACCTCGTCGCCTCGGCCATCACCGGCAGCGCCGTGTGGCTGTGGGCACGCCGCAAGATCCTGCACCTGCACCGGCGCCTCGACCACCAGGACAGCCGGCTCGCCGCCATCCACCAGCAGACCGTAGGAGGTAGCGATGCCGCAGCCCGGTGACTTCTTCCTGCTCGTCGGCACCGACACCATCGGCCGGCTGATCCGCGTCGGCGAGTGGCTCAACGGCGACGGCTGGTCCACCTACAGCCACGCCGGCCTGCTGCTGGACGACGGCACCATCCTCGAAGCCGAACCCGGCGGCGCGCGCATTCGCCCGGCCAGCGAGTACCCGACCGAGCTGATGCGCTGGTCGTCCTGGACACTGTCCGGCGCGGCCCGACACTCGCTCGTCCTGCACGGCCGCCAACTGGTCGGCGTGCCGTACTCGTTCCTCGACTACGCCAGCCTCGCGCTGCACCGGTTCCACCTACGGCCCCCCGGCCTGAAGTCCTACATCGCCAGCACGAAGCACCTGATCTGCTCCCAGCTGGTGGACGAGGTCTACTGGCGGGCCGGCCTGCACATGTTCGCCGACGGCCGCTGGCCCGGCGACGTCACACCCGCCGACCTGGCTGCCGTCCTCACCGGACCGCAGGTGACGACGTGACCGCCGGGACGCCGTCGGCCTGCCACGCCTGCGACAAGCCGGCAACCCAGCAGTGGCAGCGGCCAGCCACCGACGACGAAACCACCGCCTACCACACCGCCATGGACGAGTGGCGCAAGTCGCAGGGCCTACCCCCGATGCCCGACACGGCAGCCGTCCGGCAGACACCGGCGCTGGTCGTGGTGTATGGCTGCGCCGAGCACGGCGAGGTGTCGGCATGACGGAGATCGCGTTCGGTGAAGGTGAGCGCGTCTATGTGTCCAAGCTGTGGGCTGAGGACTGGGACAGCGCCGAGGACGCGGTCTACGACGAGCACGGCCAGTAAGATCAATCTTCCGCATAATCGCAGGCGGTACTCGATTCAGATGGCGTGACCATGGGGAGGTAGCCATGGCAGGGCCAGGCCGCGGCAAGAACGGCAAGTTCACCCGCAGCGTCGACACCGCAGCCAGGGACGCCGAGGCCGCTCACCTGCGCTCCCGTGGCCTGAGCTATCGGCAGATCGCCGAGCAGGTCGGCTACCAGGACGACAGCGGCGCCTACCGGGCCGTGCAGCGCGCACTGGTGGCGACCGTGACCGAACCGGCCGAGGAGGTCCGGGCGCTCGCGCTCGCCCAGCTCGACCAGTTGGCGCTCGCCGCGCTCGGCGTGCTGGAGCGGCAGCACGTCACCGTGTCGCAGGGCCGGATCGTCCGGGAAGAGGACGGCACTCCGATCCTGGACGACGCGCCGGTGCTGGCCGCGATCGATCGTCTGGTCAAGATCCAGGAGCGGCGGGCGAAGCTGCTCGGCCTGGACGCCCCTGCGCGTCATGAGGTGGTGAGCCTGGATGCCCTCGACGCTGAGATCGCCCGACTCACCGCAGAGCTTGGCCGAACTCCGGCTGGAGAAACTGCTCCGGCTCCGGCAGCTCCGGAATGAACTGGCCGCACGTGACGTAGCCGTCGACGAGTCGGTCGGCGCGATGACGTGCCGTCTGGACCCGACAACGCGACAGACTCCGGCACTGGACCTGCTGGACGCCAAGCTCCGCGCGGTTGCCGAGGGCCGGATCACCCGCCTGATCTGGTCGATGCCTCCCCAGGAGGGCAAGTCCGAGCGGGTGTCCCGGCGGTTCCCGGCGTGGCTGCTGCGCCGCAATCCGGATCTACGCATCGCCATCGCCTCCTACGAACTCGGCGTGGCCCGCCGGTGGGGCCGCGCGATCCGCAACGACACCGTCGAGCACCCCGATCTCGGCCTGCGTGTCCGGTCCGACACCTCGGCGGCGCACGAGTGGCAATTGGACGGTCACCGCGGCGGTGTCTACTCGGTCGGCATCGGCGGCCCGCTCACCGGCCGTCCGGTCGACGTGCTCGTCATCGACGACCCGGTCAAGGGCCGCGCCGAAGCGGACAGCGAGATCATCCGGGAGAACTGCTGGGACTGGTGGACGAACGTCGCCCGCACCCGGCTGGCGCCCGGCGCGCCGGTAGTGCTGATCCTCACCCGGTGGCACGAGGACGACCTGGCCGGGCGGCTCATCAAGGCCGGCGGCTGGGAAGTCGTCAACATCCCCGCGCAGGCCGAAAACAACGACCCGCTCGGCCGGCCACCTGGCGAGTATCTGGAGTCAGCGCGCGGCCGCACGCCGGACGAGTGGCAGGCCATCGAACGCGACGTCGGCCCGCGGGTGTGGGCGGCGCTGTACCAAGGCCGGCCGTCGCCGGCAGAGGGCAGCACGTTCAAGCGCGGTTGGTGGCGCTACTACCGGGCACCGCAGTGGCGTCAACAACCTGACGGGTCCATGCGTATCTCGGACGAGTTTGACGAGGTGATCGCCTCGTGGGACATGACGTTCAAGGACACCAAGGGCACCGACTACGTCGTCGGCGGCATCTGGGCGCGGCGCGGCGCCGACGCCTACCTACTGGACCTCGTGCGGGACCGGATGGACTTCCCCACCACCTGTCGCGCGGTGGCCGCGCTGGCCGTGAAGTGGCCGCAGGCGCACGCCAAACTGGTCGAGGACAAGGCCAACGGCAGCGCAGTCATCGCGCAGCTTCGATCCGTTGTAGCCGGCCTGATCCCGATCAACCCGACCGAGTCCAAACAGGCCCGCGCCGCTGCCGTGTCGCCGTTCGTCGAGTCCGGCAACGTGTACCTGCCCGACCCGTCCCTGGCGCCGTGGGTCGGCGCGTTCGTCGAGGAGCACGCCGGGTTCCCCAATGGCAGCCACGACGACCAGGTGGACATGACCTCGCAGGGCCTGAACCGGTTACTGGTCAACACCAGTGCCGCAGCGACGTTCCTACAGCAACTGACTATCGGGAGGTGAGATGTCGCGCAAGCTGGGCATCCGCCGTCCCCGTGTCGCCGGCATGCCGGCTGGCCCGCTCGTCAAGGCCAGCTCCACCGTTGCCACGCCGACCGCGCTGCCTGGTGGGCTCGCGCTGCCGGCCGGGTCCACTGTCACTGACGCGACGTCGATGCTGGGCGCGTTGCAGGCCCGCACCGCGGGCGCCATCGACGGTGCCACGCCGCTGCCTCGGGACGTGGGGTTCTGGGCGCTGTTCGGGCCTGGCTCGCCGCTGTACCCGTCTCCGCTGAACACCCCGAACCCGACGACCGGGCAGCAGGACCCGCGCCGCTGGGAGTTCCCGGTCAGCTGGAACCTGACCAACAAGAACCGGGTGGTGGACTGGCAGACGCTGCGGGACGCGGCCGAGAAGGTCGACATCATCCGGCTGTGCCTGGAAACCCGCAAGGCCGAGCTGACCGAGCAGGAATGGGACATCACCGTCACCGCCCGCGCGGCGCAGCAGGCCGGGGCGGTCACGCCGAAGGACAAACAGGAAATGCGGGAGCAGTTTGCCCCGATCATCGACCGGCTGATCGACTGGTGGACCGTTCCGGACAAAGTCAACGACATGGAGTGGTCGTCGTGGATGATGATGCTCTGGGAGGAGTATCTCGTCCTGGACGCGCCGTCCGTGTTCCCGCGCATGACCTACGGCGGCCAACTGGCCAGCCTGGAGATCATCGACGGGTCCACGATCAAGCCTCTGCTCGACGAGTACGGCAACACCCCCATGGCCCCGGCGCCTGCCTACCAGCAGTGGTTGTACGGCTTCCCCCGCGGCGAGTACACGGCCGCGTCCGGCGCGGACTGGGAGGCGCCCAAGGGTGGGCTGATCTACAAGCCGCGCAACATCCGCACGTTCACGCCCTACGGCTACTCGGTGGTGGAGCAGGCCCTGATCTCGGCAGAGATCTACCTGCGCCGGCAGGACTGGATGCGGCAGGAATACACGGCCGGCACCCTGCCGACCACGTGGCTGAAGTCCGATGTGTCGCTGGGCCAGTTGACGCCGGAGCAGTACCGGGCGTGGAACGCCGCCCTGAACGACCTGCTGTCCGGGGACACCACCAACCGGCACCGCAACCAACTGCTGCCGCTCGGGTTCGACCCGGTACCGACGGCTGACGCGGCCGAGAGGTATCGGCCCGAGTACGACGAATTTCTGATCAAGCTACTGTGTGCGCACATCGGTGTGCCGCCGGAGGAGATCGGATTCACCCAGCAGCGCGGACTGGGCGGCTCTGGCCACGCCGAGGCCCAGGACGCCGTCAACAAGCGCAAGTCGATCCGGTCGGCGAACTCGTGGTTCGTCGACGTGTTCAACTCGATCTCCCGCCGCTTCCTCGGCATGCCACCGCAGTTGACGCTGCACTTCCTCACCGGCGAGGCCGAGGACGAGGCAGCAGCCGACGGCGTGGCGGACACCCGCGTCAAGGGCGCGCGGATGACGTTCAACGAGGACCGCGACCGGCAAGGCATGCCCCGCTACGAGGCCGAGTGGGCGGACTCGCCGATGGTGATGACCGCGACCGGCCCGGTGTGGCTGGACAAGGCGTGGGAAGCCGCGAACGAGCCACCCGCACCGGTGCCGCCCGCGTTGGCCGCGCACGCCGGTGTGCCGCCGGACCAGCCGGACACCGAGCCCGACGAACATCCGGACGGTAGCGACGCGGGCGGCCAGCCGGACGGCGGCCAGGGCGACGCGGCGAAGGCCGAGTTGGCCGCGTACCGGCGGTTCGTCGCCAACCCGCGCGGTTTCGCGCGGGGCCGGCCGTTCGAGTTCACCGCGGTCACGAAGACTGAGGCGCTCGCGGCCGGGGTGGACTTGACGCGGGTGACGTTCAAGGCGGTCGATGCCAGGGGGCGAGGAGGAGCGCCTGCGGGCGCACGACGCGGTGACCGAGCGGAATACGCCGGCTATCCGATCGGCGCTGCGGGCGCTCGTCCCTGACGTCACCAGCCTGGCCGCGAAGCTCGTCGATCAGCAGGGCAAGGTCAAGTCGCTGGTGAAAGCGGGGATGGCAGACCCGGACCCTGGCGCACTGGAGAATCTGTACCGGGATGCCTGGCAGACCGGCCAGACCGCCGCTCGCGCGCTGGTGGACGTGTCCAAGGCGGACGCCGGAACGCCGACCGTGTTGGACTCGCTGCTCGCGCTGGCCGGGGAGATCTGGCAGGCCATCGCCGGCTGGACATCCGACCGCATCGCCACGGTGGTGACCGAGGCGCTGACGAGCGGCGAACACGCTGATGTCCGATCCATCGCTCAGCAGATCAACGAGATCGTGGACGACCCGGACCGGGCGCACATGATCGCGCAGACCGAAACCACACGGGCGATGACCGGCGCGGCGATGGCCACCTACCGGGAGTTCGGCACCGAGCAGATCGAGTTCCTCACGGCCGACGACGACCACGTCGACGAGCTGTGCGGGCAGAACGAAGACCACGGCCCGGTGCCGATCGACCACACCGACCAGTTGCCCCACGGCCTGCCGCCGGTGCATCCGCGTTGCCGCTGCACGGTGGTTCCTGCGTAGGAGGTGCGCCGTGGCCGAGTCCCGCTTGCAGGTCGGCCAGGGCAAGCACCTTTGGCGGTATTGGACCAAGGGCGCCGGCCTGGCCCGCTGGGCCGACGCCGCACACCCGTGGACCGCGTTGCGTGACGCGCTGCTGTCCGAGGGCGTACCAGCCGACCAGGCGGATGGGTTGGCAACGAACATCTTCCACCACGTCACGGGCACATACCCGAAGCACACGAAGAAGGCTGAGGACGCCATGACGACCACCGTTGTCGGCTTCACGCCGATCACGAAGGCGGAGAAGCAGGACGACGGCACGCTCGTCGTCACCGGCAAGATCGCGTCATCCGCCGTCGACCGTGACTACCAGATCGCCGACCCTGCGTGGCTGGCGAAGTCGCTCGGGAAATGGTTCGCCGAGGAGGACGGCGGCAACATTCGCGAGCAGCACGACGGCAAGCGCGCGGTCGGCACGGCGCTGACCTACAAGGCCGACGACCACGAGGTCAGCGCGTTGATCGTCGACCCGATCACGATCAAGAAGATCGAGAACCGGGTCCTGAAGGGCTTCTCGTGGTCGGCACGCAACGGCAAGGTGCAGGTCGACAAGGCGGCGGCGGGAGGCCGGATCGTGGCTGGTGACATCTACGAGGTGTCCGTCGTGGACCGGCCAGCGAATCCCGAGTGCCTGTTCACCATCGCCAAGGCGGATGCCGGCGGCGAACTGCGTGTCGTCGAGGACCCCGAGTTCGTCGAGGTTGACACCACCGACAAGGCCGACATCACTGACGTGGACGTGATCGAGAAGGCCGACGAGCCGATGTTCAGCCCGACACAGCTCGCCGAGATCCTGAAGGCGCACGGCAAGGCAACCGGCGCGGTCGCGGCCGGTGACATCGAGAAGCGCGACTACTCGGACAAGCAGCGGCAGAAGCTGGCCGACAAGGGCCATGCCCTGCCGGACGGCAGTTTCCCGATCGCCAACAAGGCCGACCTCGCGAACGCGATCAAGGCGTACGGCCGGGCGAAGGACAAGGCAGCCGCGAAGAAGCACATCATCCAGCGCGCCCGTGACTTGGGTGCCGTGGACATGCTGCCCCAGTCGTGGGGAGTGTCCAAGGCGGATGGCATCCTCACCGACCTGGCCGACCTCGCGCCGACCATCCGTAAGGACGACGACCCGGACGTGCTGGCCGACGTCGGTGAGACCGAGGACATCTCCGACGGCAAGGCCGCGATCGCCGCGATCGCCCGCCTGATCATCTCCGAGGCCCAGTCCCTCGCCACCGGGCGACTGGACGAGCTGTTCGACATTCAGATGCTGTGCGAGGCCGCGTCGGCCTTGCGCTACTTCGTGGACCACGAAGCCGACGAAACGGAGTACCTCGTGACCCCCAAGGCCGACGACGCGACCGGCACCACCACGACCGAGGCCGACGCCACGTCGGCCACCGAAACCGAGACGACCGCCGCCAAGGCGGACACCACCATCGCGGACGCCATCACGAAGGCCCTCAAGCCCCTCCAAGACGAGCTGACGCTCGTGAAGGGCGAGTTGGCGAAGGTGCTGGAGACCCCGCAGGCCGGTGGACCGGTGCGCACGCGCACCAACCAGCAAACCGCAACCGCCGTCAAGGCCGAAGGGCTACGCCGCGACGTGGCGTACCTCGAACAGCAGATCGCCACCACCTCCGGCGACATGCGCAAGGGGTACCAGCAGCGGCTCTCCGACGCCCGGCACGAGCTGTCCAAGCTCGACGGCGCAGCCTGAAAGGGGATCACCATGCCTCCTCTGCTCAAGCAGGACCCGACCCACGCGTTCTTCGGTGGTGTCGACGAAACCCCCGTCGAGAAGTCCGAACGACGCGATCGGTTCATGAAGGCCGTCAACAACATCGCGTGGGGCCAGTTCGGCCGCCGTGGTGAGCGTGTCGGCGGCTCCCTGTCGCTGGGCCAGTACGAAGACCTGCCCGATGGCCAGAAACTGATCAAGCTGGAGAAGTTCGAGTCCGCCTCGGATCGGCTGGCGTCGCTGCTGCGCGACGACACCATCAACAAGGCGCTGGGCGCGGACCAGATCGCCGGCATCCAGCAGGCCCTCTCGCAGGCCGGGGACATCCAGAAGGACATCAGCCTCACCAGTCCGGTGCCGACCGGTCTGACCCTGTACGACCTCAAGCCGGTCGCCGAGGAACTGGTTCCGGTCGACACCCCGATCCGCAACCGGTTCCCCCGCACCCAGGGCTACGGCACCGCGTTCCACTACAAGCAGATCACGGGGTTCAGCAACGCCCAGACCGGCACCGGTCTGCCGCTCATCCACCCCGGCATCACCGACACCACGCAGAACAACTTCGCGGTGTCGGGCAGTGCGAACACGCTGTACCTCAACCGCGGTCCGAAGATCTCCTATACCGGCCAGGACGTCACCGCGTCGTACTTCCAGTTCGGACTGAGCGACGAGGTGACCTGGTCGGCGGCGTTCGCGGCGCAGGGATTCACCGACCCGCGGTCGCTGTCGCACACCAGTACCCTGTTCGCCAGTTTCCTCGCCGAGGAACGCATGTCGGTGTACGGCCGCTCCTCGGCCACCGGCTACTCCGGTGCCCTGACCGCGCCCACCACCGTCACGGCCACCCCGCAGACCACCGGCGGCAACCTGGCCGCGGGCACCACCTACCACGTGTGGGTGGCCGCGGTGTCCGGGTTCGGCACCACCGCAGCCACCGATTCCGGCGCCATCACCACCACGGGCACGACCGGCTCGATCCAGGTGTACTGGACGCCGGTTGCCGGCGCTGTCGGCTACCAGGTGTTCTTCGGTTCCTCGGCCGGCGCGGTGAACGCGTTCTTCGTCTCGACCGTGGGCAACAACGGCACCGCGTCCGCTCCGGCGATCACCCTGGTCGGCCCGGTGCCGTCCAGCGGCGCGACCGCGCCCACGGTGAACACCTCGGCGCAGGCCAACGGGTACGACGGCATCCTGCCGATCGTGCTGAGCGCCAACGCCGGCTACAACGCCAACGTCAACGGCAAACTGTCCACCACCAACCCGGGTGCCGAGTTCCAGACCGCGTTCGCCGCGATGTACGCGCTCAACCTGGCCAACCCAGATTTCATGCTGTTCAACGGCACCGACCGCAAGCAGCTGTCCGACACGATCAAGTCGGTCGGCAACCCGAACGGCTACCGGATCACGCTGGACGTGGACAACCGGTCCGGCCGCGTGCTCGGCGAGATCGTCACCGGCATGCAGAACGAGGTCACCGGCAAGGAAGTCGACCTCGACGTGCACCCGTACATGCCCCAGGGTGTGGTGCCGATCCTGACCGAGCAGTTGCCGTTCCCGAACAGCAACATCCCGGCGTGCTGGGAGTACCGCAACGTGCAGGACATGATGGGCGTGGACTGGCCGCAGATCCAGTTCAGCTACGACTACAGCACGTACTGGTTCGGGACTTTCTTCTGCCACGCCCCGGCCTGGCAGGGTGCGGTGTACGGCATCGTCGCCGCCTGATCCCCCACACCAGACGCACACACCGCCCCCGGACACGCTCCTGGCCGGGGGCGGTGTCGTGCCCAACCTAGGAGCGCGCCATGCCGAACCGTCTGGTCGCCGACTTTCGCACCACCGAGATCCGCCGCACCGACGGCACGGTCACCCGCTACCGGCCCGGTCCGGACGGCACCATCACACCCCGCGATGCGATCGACGAGCGGGCGCTGCGCGAGCATGGCGCGTTCGCTGCGGGCATCGGCACCGGCATGGGCGGCCAGGGCAAGACGTGCGGCTCTTGTGGCTTCGTCGGCTGGTTCACGAAGTGCGGCCGCTGCGGCGGTGAATGCCGATGACCGTGCCGTTCCTGCTCGGCTCCTACATCACCGGCGAGGAGTACCGGGCCGCGCCGACCGCGCAGAACACCCAGAACCTGATCCCCAACGGCACCCAGGCGCAGCAGGACGGCGAACTGGCCGCGCTGATCCTGAAGGCGTCCCGGCAGATGGACATCTGGGCTCGGCAGCCGCTGTACGCCACCACGTCCACACAGAACGACGAGGACGTGCCCATCAAGAACGGCGACGCGATCCTCAAAGCCCGGCAGGACCGCGTCAAGCAACTCACCGCGTTCGCATGGGGCTGCCACTGGACCGCGCTGGCCACGCTGGCCAGCCCGAACTGCTACATCGAGGAAGACCGGGTTCGGGTCCAGCTCTCGGCCGGGAACCTGCAATGGTCCGGGTCGCTGAACCTCAACCGGCCCTCCTACGGCAAGGCGTTCGTCCAGTGGTCCTACGTGGCCGGCTGGGCATCAACCCGGCTGTCGGCCATTGCGAACACGGGCGCGTCCACGATCACCGTGGACAACCCGGCCGGGATCGTCGGTCCGGGTCAGGTCGCGCCGACCGTGCTGGTGCTCACCGACACCGACGGCCTGTCCAAGGCCGAGGTCACTGTGCAGTCGGTGTCCGGGTCCACGGTGACCCTTGCGTCGCCGCTGCCCCAGGCATTTCAGGCCGGTGCCGGTGTCGCCGAGTCCGAGGACATCAAGCAGGGCGTCATCCTCGCCGTCACGCACTACATCAAGCAGCGCAAGGGCGGCGGCGTGGTCATGGCCCGCACCCCCACCAACGCCACCACCAGCGACATGGGTGGCGAAATGAAAGAGGCGCAGGCCATCGCCGAACGGTTCCAGCGGAAGAACCCATGAGCGCCGAACTCGTGCAGACCGCGGTGGCGAACTACATCATCGCGGCCAACGTGCCGAAGCTGTTCACTGTGTTCGCGGTGCCCCCGTTCGACTTCGAGGACATCAACCAGAACACCCTCACCCCGGCCGGGCAAACCACCTCCGGCGTGGGCGTCGTGTACACCGACTCCGACCACGAAGAGGGCGCGGACACGTCGTTCGACGGGGCGGGCGGCCGGCGGGTCGTCACCTACCAGATCTCGCTGGAAGTCATGTTCTGGGACGTGTCCGGCAACTACCAGGCCGCCGCGGCGGCCTACGACGCGGCGATCACCGCGATCAAAACCGCGCTGCGCACCGACCCGCAACTGGGCACGGCCACGACGTCAGGGTGGGCCGGCAACGGGGAGATCATCCAGGCGGCCTACTCGCAACTGCACGTGGAGCGCGGCCGGCCGGTGCTGCTCGGCGAGGGCAACGCCCCGACCCGGTGGGCCGGCATCCAGTTCCCGGTCCAAACCTACGAATACTCCACTTAGGAGGGATCTTCATGGCGAAGCCGTTCGTGTATCGCGGCGAGCCGCGCGACTACCACTTCCTCGGTCGCGTGGTGGACGGGGCGATCGCGTTCTTCGAGCATCGGCCACCGGACGAGCGGTGGCAGCCGCACGAGGCCGACGTGGCTACGGACGCCGACGTGGTGGACGCCGCCCGCGCCCAGCAGCACGACGCGGCCACCGCGGCCGCCGACGCCGCGCAGCAGGCCGGCCAGGGTGACGAGCTGCGGCAGCCGAATAAGGCCGCCTCGGCCGAGGACTGGAAGGCGTACGCCGCGGCGCACGGCGGGTTCCAGGACGCGACCGGCGTGCACCCGGACGACGCCACCCGCAAGGCGATCGTCGAGCACTACACCAACGAGCCGGCCAACGAATCCGCCACCGACTCGGCGACCGACTCGGCGACCGCGACCGAGCCACCGGCCGGGCAGCCGGCGGCCGACACCACCCAGGAGTGACCGATGGCGACCGGTAGCACGGCCAGCAGCTTCAAGACAGTCGGCGGTGTCGCGCTGGAACCCCAGCCGGCTACCGGCACGCCAGTCACGGCGACGGCGTACGTGCCGATTCGCAAGCTGGTCGCGAAGAACGTCGTGGCGAAGCTGGAAGACCAGTCGTGGCGCGGCAGCATGGTGGACGCGGTCGGCGTGCAGAACGGTCCACAGTCCGCCGAGCTCACCATGGAAGGCGACGCGTTCCCCACGACCCTGCCGTGGTACCTGGCGGGCATCCTCGGGGACATCACCTACAGCGGCGGCACGAACTCCGGATCGTCCACCACCACCACGACGACGATGACCGCCGGCTCGACGAGCACCTTCACGGTGGCGTCCGGCACGGGCATCACCGTGGGCACGGTGCTGGCGATCGGCACCGGCCCGACGCTGGAGTTGGTCACCTGCATCACCGGCACGACCGGCACCACCGTGGTGATCGCACAGCCGGTCAAGTACGCGCACTCCGGCACTACGACGGTGCAGCCGGTGACCGCGCCGTTCACCGACACCATGGCACTGCTCAACTCCGGCAACGGCCAGCCCGCATCACACACGTGGACGGACTCCGACGCGCTGTCGACCCGCCAGTACGCCAGCGCCCGCTACACCGACTTCACCCTCACCTACGACGCGTCCAAGCTGCTCACCTACCAGGCCACGGCGCTGTCGTGGGCAACGCAGGGCACCACGTCCGCCCTCGTGCCGTCCTGGGACTCGTTCGGTCCGGCCCCGGCGTGGGAGTGCCAGGCCGCCTATGGCGGGTCGAACATCGGCGTGGTGCAGATGGCCGAGCTGGCGTTCAAACGCAACAACTCCGAGTGCATCTTCACCTTGCAGAACTCGCAGAACCCGTACGAGGTGCACGTCGGCCCGCTCGCCCTGACCACCAAGTTGACGATCGTGGCTGCGGACGAGACGTGGCTGACCGACTACCTGTCGAACAACCAGAAGGTCCTCACCCTCAACCTCGCCGCCGGGGCCGGGGTGAGCGCCACCCAGATCCAGATCCGCATGTCCGCGCACAACGTGCTGTCGGCGGAGAAGGACAAGGGCAAGTCCTACATCCAGTTCGCGACCACCGGCAAGGGCTACGGCAACACCACCGACGCCGGCTTGTCCGGCGGGTTCAGCCCGTGTCAGGCCGTGTTGCAGAACAATGTCCCCGCGCAGACGTGGGGCTGAGAACCACCCATCCAGGAGCGCACGATGTCCCACGAGATCAGCCTGCCGTCCGGGGCGACGGCCACCATCAAGGACCCCGACGACCTCACTTACGGCGACCGGGAGGACTTTATCGCCTCCATGCGCATCGACCTGGACGGCAAAGCCCAGGGCGTGACCGGCGGCCGGCTGATGGCCGACCTGGAACGGGGGCTGGTCACCGTCGGTGTGGAAGCGTGGACCGCCACCGACCGCAAGACCGGCGCGGTCCTGCCGATCCCGGCCGTGTCGCCGAAGTCGCTGCGGCTGCTCGCGGTGAAGGACTTCGCGCGCATCGCGACCGAGGTTCGGTCGTTGCAGCAGCATCTGATGCCGGAGGACTTCGGGCCCACCGCGAAGATCGTGGACGGGCAGCTGGTGGACGACACGGAGTCCCCTACTACGCCCTCGGTCGCATAGATCACGCCCTGCGGCACGGCGATGCGAGGGCGTTGGAGTCGGTGCCGGCGCGCATCCTGCGGCACTTCACCACCTACCGGTTGATGCGCGTGTTCCCCGGCATCGACCATCCGGCCGGCGTGAACCGACTGCCGGCATCGTTCGCGGCGTGGGCGTTGCAGTTCGACCGGATCGAACGCGAGGTCGAAGCCGAACGCGAAGCGAACAGGTGGGGCGGCACATGACCACGTTCCGGGTCGAGTTCGACGGCGTGGACGATCTGGTGGCCGCGTTGGAGGCCAAAGCGGCGGCGTTGGAAGCGGCCGCGGCCGACGCGGCACACGCCATGTCCACGGCGTTCATCGCCGCGGCGAAGCGGAACGCGACCGGCCCGCCGCGGATCGCGGGTCGGGAACGGCGCACCCGTGCCCGGAAGGGACAGCCGTCCCGGGTTCTGGCGTGGAGCGTCGGCGGGCCGGGCGTGGTGACCGGGTTCCTGCGCAACTCGATCCAGGTGCGGCAGGACCACGCGACTGGGCCCGGCCGGTGGGAAACCACCGTGCATCCGGGCGGCCCGTACTACCGGCGCTTGGAGTTCGGGTTCCGCGGCCGGGATTCGCTGGGCCGCCGCTACGACCAGCCGGCCTACCCGTTTATGCGGCCGGCGCTGGACACCGCCCACCTCAACCGGTACCGGGCAGCGGCGGTGCGGGTGTTCCGGAAAGCGTTCAGCGGCAAATAAGGGGGGTGCGCGATGGCGGACGAGCTTCCCCCGGCGATCGCGCGCCTCATCGCGGACACGGCCACTGCGGTGGCGCAGATTCGGGAGGCCGGCCAGCAGATCCGGGACTCCCTCCGCGACGCGGCCAGCTCCACCGACGACGCGTCCCAGCGCATCCAGGACGACCTGGATGACACGGCCGGTCGGTCGGACAACTTTGGTGTCCGCATGGGGCAGGTGTTCAACCGGCTCGGCGAGCAGGTGGGTGGCGTGTTCGCCCGCACGCTCGGCGGCCTGCGCAAGTCCACCGACGACGCCGCCAAGGGTGTCGAGGATGTTGCCAAGGGTGCCGAGGACGCGAAGAAGGCGGCGGACGACGCTGGCAGGTCACTGGCCGACCTGGCACGGCAGGCCAACCAAGCCAGCCAGGGCCTGTGGCAGCTCACCCAGCAGTTCGGCAATGCTGGCCCGGCCGCCGATGCCCTGAAGTCTCACGTAGGCGTGATGGCCGCGGGCATCACGTCGGCGATGGGCCCGCTGTCCGGGGCGATCCTGCTTGGCCCGGTGGCCGGGTTCGCCGCGCTGGGCGTGGCGGCCGAGAAGTCCAACACGCAGGTGACGAAGGCGTTCACCGCGCTGGGCACTACCGCGAAGACCACGCTGGCGTCGGCGTTCGCCCCCGTAGTGCCGGTGCTGGTGCAGGTGGCGGGCCTGTTCCAGAAAACCCTGGCTGGCCTGGCGCCGGCCTTCCGCGAGGCAGCTCAAGCCATCGCACCCATGATCGGCATCCTGGCGCAGGGATTCGCCGGGTTCGCCAAGACCGTCGTGCCCGCCCTGGCCGGGATGTTGTCGAACCTGACCCCGATCATCCGGGTCATCGCCAGTGGGTTGCAGTCCATCGCCCACGGCCTGGTCGGCTTGTTCCAGAACCTGAACGTGGGCTCGGCGGTTGAGGGCCTGGCGCAGGTGTTCAACGCAATCGGGAACATCCTGCCCGCTGTCGGACGACTGATCTCCGCGTTGGCTCCGCTGGGTAACGCGATCCTCACGAGCGTGATGCCGCCACTGGTCGATTTGATCAACCAGTTCGTGTCCGCGCTGATCCCGGTGATCAAGCAGATCACGCCACTGGTAGGTCCGCTGGTCGGCGTGTTCGTCTCGCTGGCGCAGACCTTCCTGGCGTTGTTCCAGGCGATAGCACCGCTGATCTCGCCGGTCGTGCAGCTGATCACGTCGATGATGTCCATGGACACGGTACTGGAAGCGTTGCAGCCGTTGTTCACCGCGGTGGCGTCGGTGATCCAGTCACTGATGCCGATCCTGCAACAGATCGCCACCGCGCTGTCCGGGGCGTTGACGGACGCGTTCACCGGCGTGGCTACCGCATTGAAGCCGATCATTCCCGTGCTCGGCCAGGTGGCGAACACATTGCTCAAGGCACTCCTGGACGTGGTCAAGGCGTTGGCGCCGGTCCTGTCCACGCTGGTGGGAGCGTTCGGGCAGATCCTGAAGGCCGTGGCACCGCTACTGCCACCGCTGGCGCAACTGGCCAACGCGGTGATCAGCGCGCTGCTGCAAGTCCTCAAGGCGTTGATGCCGGTATTGCAGCCGATCGTGCAGGTGTTCGTGGCGTTGATGCCCGCGATCCAGCCGCTGATCCCGATCATCACGCAGGTGGTTCAGGCGATCACGCCACTGTTGGTGATCCTGGCCCAGTTGGTGGCGGCGATCGCCGGTCCCGTACTGGGCATCCTCGCCTCGATCATCGGGGAACTGTCGAAGGTCGCGCAGGCATTCCTTGGGCCGACCGTGAAGGCCATTTCGGACTTCGTGAACATGGTCAAGGGGTTCATCGGCGGGTTCCTCGACGTGATCAAGGGGATCGTGTCGTTCATCGCCGGAGTGTTCACGGGGAACTGGTCTGCCGCGTGGAACGGCCTGAAGGATATCGTCTTCGGCGCGATCAAGATGATCGGCTCGATCGTCGGCGGCATCTTCGACATCGGCCGGGACATCATCAACGGCCTGATCAACGGCATCAAGGCCGCGGTGGGCGCCCTGTGGAACACGATCAAGTCGATCGGGTCGGGCATCGCCGACGCGTTCAAGAACGTGCTGGGCATTTTCTCCCCGTCGCGGGTGATGGCCGAGCAGATCGGCGGCCCGATCGCAGCCGGGGTGGGCCAGGGCATCCTGGACAACCTGCACCACGTCACCTCAGCCGCGGCAGCGGCGAAGGCGGCCGCGTTGTCCGCGCTGGCCGGCGGCGCCACGTCGATCGGACTGTCGGCCACCGTCCGAACAGGCGCGGCTGGTGCGCTGGCCGGCACGGGTAGCCCGACGATTGTCGTGCAGGGGTCCATCGTCGACACGCAGGGCCTGTTCAAGGCCGTGCAGGTGGGTGTTCTGCGCAACCGCAACGCCAATAACCAGAACGGGTTGCTGTCCACGTTCCGCAGACCAGGGGGCTGACCATGGCACAGCAGGTCGTGTGGGACGAGGCGATCTCGTTCGGCTCCAACGCGCAGACCGGCACCCCCCAGTTCTGGGTGTCGGTCGCGCCGCGGGTACGGGACCAGGCCGGGTCCAGCCGCGGGAAGCAGTACGAATGGGACCAGCAGCAGACCGGCCAGTACAGCCCCACCCTGATCAACACCGACGCCGCGCTGCTACCAGGCAACACGAACAGCCCCTGGTCGCCGAACGTCGGGCTGCGCCGGCCGTACCGCAAGCGGTTCCAGTACCCGGCCACCGTGAACATGCTGACGATCGACCAGGCCACCGGCGGCAGCACCCAGGCCGCCGGGTCGACGGTAGACAACGTCGTACCGGTGTGGATCTCCTACCTCCAGTTCTGGACCGTCAAGGCCGAGCCGGATGCGTTTACCGGGACCAACGTGTTCCAGCAGGTCTTGTCCAGTGCTCCCGGCGCCGGCTCACCTGTGGCCGACATGGACGGCTGGACCGTGATGCCCGGTGCGGCGCACTCGGCACAGTGCGTGATGCGCGCGACCGCCGGTGGAACCACGCCACAGGCACAACTGCTGCTGCTGTGGCGGGACATCAACGGCAACACCATCGCCACCACGACCGGCACCACGGTCACGTTGACCGCGAACTCCCGCACCTGGCAGCAACTCACCGTCTCAGGCACCGCACCAGCCAACGCAGCCGGTGCGACGATCCAGATCCGCATGGCCAACTCGGTCGCGGTGACCTGGCAGGCATCCGGATTCCAACTGGAGTACGCCGCGGCACCGTCCGCGTGGGTACAGCCCGGCGCGTGGGGCGGTGTGATCAACGGCTGGACCGACCGACTACCGCAGCGGTACACCCTCAACGGCACCTACGCGACCGTGACCCCGACCATCGTGGACACGTTCGCCCGGTTCTCCCAGATCTTCCCGCAACCCGCGTTCTACGCCGACGTGCTCGCGTTGGGACCGGACTTCTTCTTCCCGCTGGACGACCCGACCGGGTCAACAGTGTTCCGAGACTTGACCGGCAAGCACAACCCAGCACCGGTGGCCGTCAGCCCGTACGGGGCTGGGACCGTGGCCGCGGGGCAAAGCGTCCAGTCCGCCACCACAAGCGGCACGTTCATCGGCGCACCGGGTCCGGTCGTCACAATGACGAACCCGAACACCGGCAGCGGCAACTTCGAAGCATGCTCCTACATCCAACTCGACCGGTCCGGTATCACCGGACCGCCGGCCTCCGGCGGCTGGACACGGCAGATCGCCTTCCGGAACACCGGCGCGGGAACCACCGCCGGTGGACTGTGGTCGGCGTCGAACCCGTCCTACTTCGGCGCGCAGAACCAGTTCAACATCACAATGGGCTCGGGCGCGTTCGCGGGCATCGCCGTCGAACTGGTCAGCTCCACAGCCGCATCCGTGTACTCGCCCGCGTCCCCGAACTACGCCGACGGCAACTGGCACCTGCTGCACGCCACACTGTCCGCCGACGGCAAGACGTTCGCGATCTACGTCGACGGCGTGGGCGTCTACACCAACACCACGGCCACCTCGCAGAACCCCACCGGCGTCACGGTGGAGGACATTGGGGCCATCACCTACCCCGGTGTCAACCAGTTCTACGACGGGTACAACGGCGACGTCGCACACGTCGCGCAATTCCCTACGACACTCACCGCGGCCCAGGTGTCCAAGCTGTACACGTCATGGCGGACCGCGTGGCAAGGCGACTCCTCCGGTACCCGCTACACCCGCATCCTCGGCTGGGCCAACTACACAGGGCCCACCTCCATCGACACTGGCGCCACCAGCGACATGGGGCCGGCCACCGACGTGGACGGCAAAACCGACCTATTCACCCTGCTTCAGAACGTGGTGACCACCGAGAACGGTAACCACTACCTCAACTCGCAGGGAACACTCACGTTCGAGGCCCGAACCCGCCGCTACAACCAGCTCACCCCGACGTACGTCTTCGGGGCGAACACAGCCGCCGGGGAGTACCCGTTCACCGACCTCGGGTTCAACTTCGACCTCGACCACGTCGCGAACGCCGCCGAGATCACCCAGCAGTCCACCGGCCAGGTCTTCACGGTGACGAACACGGCCAGCCAGAACTCCTACGACACCCTCACGTTGCAGCGCACCATCAACGTGGTCAACCCGCAAGAACCCGTCGACTGCGCCAACTACATGGTCAACCGGTTCGACCAGCCACAACTGCGGATCGACTCCATCACCCTCAACCCGTCACGGTCCCCCGCGCTGTGGGGCGTGCTCGCCGCGCTGGACATCTCCACTCGGATTCGCGCCAACTACCGCGGTGTCGGACCACCCACCGCGACACCGCTGGTGCAGTTCGACGGCTTCGTCGAACAGATCAACTGGACGATCGACGCCGAGACCGGCGACCACCTGGCGGTATTGCAGGTATCACCGGCCGACCTGAACCTGTACTGGGTGCTCGCCGCACTGCACACCACGCTGGCCAGCACGGTCACCGTCACGACACTGGACTCCAACCCCACGTTCGAGTCCGGCATCAGCCCGTGGACCGTCACCGGCGGCACCGCCGTCCAGTCCACCGCGCAGGCCCACAGCGGGTTCTACGCCGCCCAGCTGACGCCCGACGGGGTCAGCTCGGCCACCGTGTTCACGTCGGAGCAAGCCGCCGTCAACCCCAACACCACCTACTACGTCTCAACGTGGTCGTGGGTCACCAACGGGTCCGCGAACTGGTCCGTCTCGGTGAACTGGTACAACTCCTCGCACACCTTCATCAGCTCCAGCACTGTCACACCGCGAGGAGTCGCTGCTGGCCTGTGGTTCCAGTTCGGGACCCTGTTCACGTCGCCGAGTAATGCCGCGTTTGGGCAGATGGTCGTGACCCTCGGCGGAACACCAGCGTCGTCCAACATCTGGTATGTCGACGACGCGTACTGGTCAGCCCAGGTCAACCAGTTCACCGTGAACCCGCTGCCCGACAGCGCATCCAACCCGTTCTCCGCGAGCGTCTGTAGCAGCCTGTCGCTCACCCTGGACCCCGGCACGGCGACCGCCGAAACCATCGGCGTCCTGTCCGTCTCGGCCACGTCGCCGGGCTATTCGTCCTGCACGGTCACCGTGTCGCCGGGACTGCTCCACTCGCACTCGGCCGGCGCGGTGGTGTGCGAGGCACTCCCGACCGGCATCACCGACCCGACCACGTGGGACGCGGCGTCCGTGATCGGCACCACCACCACTCCGTCCTACTAAGGGGGGATCATGGCGCTTTCGCCACCGTCCGAGGCCAACTGGGTCTCGGGCGTGACCGCGTCGGCGGCGTTCATCAACGCCCAGGTGCGGGACGCGATCAACTTCCTGGCGAACCCGCCGATCTGCGCCTGCTACCAGACCACGGCACAGACCAGCATCGCCGCGAACACGTGGACGCCGATCACCTACACGGTGAACAAGGTTGACACCTACTCGGGCCACTCGACCACCACGAACACGAGCCGGTATGTGGCGCAGGTTCCGGGCTGGTACAAGGTGTCCGGCCTGATCGACATGGTGTCCACGGGCAACGTGCTGTCTTTCGCGATCGCGAAGAACGGCGCGATCGAGTTGGGCACGATCGGCACCGCCTACGGGCTCAACGGGAACGTCGTGTCCGGTGACCTGCCCGACCAGAACGTGTTCCTCAACACCGGGGACTACGTCGAACTGTGGGCGCAGAACGCCGCGACGTGGTCCACGTTCGTCGGCGCGATCGGCGGCACGAACGCCGCATCCCGCCTGGACGTCGAGTGGGATCACGTCTGACGGATCGGAGGCCACGTGCCCGTGACTGACCACGAGTTCACCGAACTGGCCCGCCTACTCGGCCGGGTCGAGGCCAAAGTAGACAAGATCGACGAGAAGCAGGACAACCACGCCGTTGTCTTGGCCGAGTACGGCGTGCGGCTGTCCACCGTTGAACGATCGCTGACCGAGGACCGCACGGAACGCGCCGGGCATCGGGTGCAGATCCGCGCCGCGATCGTCACCGGCCTATGCGGACTGATGACCGGCGGGGTCGGGTCGATCCTGTCTCTCATCCACCACTGATCAGAGGAGGCGACGTGCCGTGCGCACGATGTCCTGGTCCGATCTGGACCTGCTGTTGCACGATGGCGGCGATGTAGTCCAGCCGGTGCTGTGATGCAGTACGGATGGAAGGGTGCCTGCGCCTACCTCGTCGTCGGGCTGCGACTGCTGGCTCTCTCGATGCTGCGCCGCTTCGGCGTCAAGGCGTACGGCTTCGACGACAACACGGCCGTGCGTGCCTACGTCCTGTCCTGCGCATTCGAGCCGGTGGTGACCGAGCGTGCTGAGACAGTCCAAGTCGGCTGGCAATGTCCGCACGCCTCAATGACAACCGGCGGCCTCGGTGGCATCGAGGCGTTGAGTTCGACGTGTGGCTGCCGAATGGCACCGGTCTACGACATGGCGAGGCTGTGATGTCCCGCTGGCGCACCCCGCGCGACTGGTACCGCACCCGTCTGGCGATGCAACGCTCCCAGGCTCAGGAGCCCTGGACATGTGGGGCGTGTGGACGCTACCTGTACGGCTACATCCGGCACTGGCACTACACGCTGAGGTGGATCTCGGGATGGAAGGAGCCAGCGTGATGAACCTCAACGGCACCAACGATTCGGCCGATCGGATCGCGGCGCTGGAACGGCAGATCGCCGCGATACAGGCCGAACTGGCTCTGCTGAAGGGTGCGCGGGTCGTGCCGACGGACAGCATGTGCGCGTCGTGTCGGTTGGCGTTGCAGCGCGGCGGGTCGGCGGTGTGCAACTGCACCACGTTCGCCCCGAAGATCATGTGCGCGGTGACGTGATGGCTGTTGAACCACTGGACCTCGGGCACGGACACTCGCTGCGCTTCGTGCGCTGGGCACCGGACCGTGCGCTGAACCCGCAATACGAGGGAATCCCGGACGACCCGCGCGCAGCCGCGATCGTGGAGCACCCGAAGCCCGACGGTGGAGAGTGCGAGGGCGGCTACATCACCTTCGACTCCGCGCCGGCACCACTGCTGTCCAACGGTCGCCCGACGTGGCACGTGGAGTCATGGGAACCGCTGACGATGTCGCCGTCCCTGCTGTGCTCGGCGTGCGGAGATCACGGATTCATCAGGTCCGGGCGATGGGAGCCCTGCTGATGTTCAGGCCCGGAGGACACAACGGCCACACCGTCTACTGGGACGACGAGGGGTCCGATCCGAGCCGGTTCGTCGCGGTGGCCATGACACCGATGGCGGCGGTGCGGATCGCTGATGCCCTGAACCGGGCGGGCGTCGAAGGGGACTGGATTGACGCGCTGCCGCCAATTCCGAAAAGGGGGACAGCATGAGGACTCTCTACGATTCGACCAACTGGTCCGCCATCCCGACCACGGCGCAGATGGTCGCCGGCTACGTCCCTCCGTCCGGGTTCGCGTGGCCCCAGTCCGCGTGGAACCGGTTCCCGAACAGCATCCATGTCCGGATCACTCCGCAGGTGTCCACCACTGGTGTGGGTGTGCAGGTGCTGGACGTGGAGCAGGGCGACGCCACTCCGGCGCAGGCCCCCGGCTGGGTGATCACCCAGCGCCGGCTCGGGCAGATCCCGACGGTCTACTGCTCGGCCAGCCTGTGGGGCACCGTGCAGGCCGCGTTCGTCTCGGCTGGTGTGCCGCACCCCTGCTACTGGATCGCCGCCTACCCCGGCGGCGGCCCGACGCTGCCCACGTTGAACGGCATCACCGCCGTGGCCCACCAGTACGCCGACCCGGCCACGTCGGGCGGCGACTACGACCTGTCCGTCGTGGCCGACTACTGGCCCGGCGTCGACCAAGGAGGAGGAACCGTGCTCGACCCCACCAATCCCACCGACGAGACCGTGATCGCCGGCGCCGAGTCCTGCCTGCCCGGCATCGCCGGCCAGCGCTCGGCCGGGGACCTGTACCTGCTCTGCTACAACACCCAACAGCAGGTTGCGCAGATCGCGACAGCTCAGGCGGCGCTGACGTCCGTCGTGGCCGACCTGCAGAAGGCCGTGGCCGCGCTGACGCCGCCGACCGCACTGGCCGGACAGGCAGCCGTGACCATCCAACTCGCCCCACCCGCCGCGAACCCGGCCGCGCCGGCCAGCACCCCGGCAGGTGTGGCGTGAGCCGCTACGCCAAGGCCATCGCCGCACTGCTCGGCGGGCTCACCCCGGCCGTGGTGATCGGCATCCTCGCCCTGGTCCACGTGCACATCGACCCGACCGTGGTGGCCGGGATCTGCACGGTGCTCGCCACTGTGGCCACGATCATCGCCCCGGCGAACGCACCCGCGAAACCACCGGCCGCCCCGACGACCTGAGCCCCACTCCACAGGCTGGCCGGCGACGTCCCCCGCGCCGGCCACGATGCCCCCTCGCTACCACCGTGCTGCGGTGGCGAGGGGGCTTTCGACGTGCCTGAGGGAAGGTACGCTACTTGTCGTCTTTTCGTCCCGGCCGGTTCAGGAACGTGCCGATCAGCACAAGCACTGGGACGCTGAGGAATGCCCCACCACCGGCGTTGTTGTGCTGGAAGAAGAAGATAGACGCTAGGGTCATGGCCACGATGACCAAGAGGAATGCTATCGCCTGACCTGTGCGCGTCCGGTCGATCTCCGCTTGTGCCAGTTCCCTGTCTACCCGGGCGCGTTCCGTGCTATCGGCTTCGGCCATCCGGATGATCCGTTCCGCAGCACCCGGGACGATCTCGTCGTAGGCTCGCAATATGTCTGGTGCCGGCATGGGTCCGCGCCATTCGCTGGAGATCTCCAGCCGCTGTAGCACTAGTTCAGCAGCGACCTGCGCGAGTTGCTCCGGCTCCTGGTTTACCGCTTGCTGAGGTTGCGGCCGACCGCCCGGACCGCCCGCGCCAGCGCCTTGGCCACGTTGTTCCAGGCGTCGGCGACGGGATCGTGATCGCGCAGGTCGCGCCGCATCGCCCGCAACCGGGGCGAGGGATCGAGGCTGATCGTCGCCAATCCGGCCCTCAGGTCCGGCGTCCTGTGCCGCAGCGTCCGGTCTGTCCGACTCATCCGACCCTGCCTCTCCAAGGCGACCCTGTTCGCCCGATTCGCCAGCCACGTGCGTTTGCCCTTGGTCCGTCTTTCGAGTGTGACCTCTACCCCCGGGCAATCGCCACACCCGAACGTGGCCGTTACTCATGTCACTCGAACGGAGCCCTGGATGTGTCTACCCGGTCGGGGATCGGCACACCACTCCACTGGCCACTCATCACCCAGACGAGGTCACGCGCCTGCCCATGCATCCGGACCTAACCCATCGTCACCGACGAACTGCTGGGCGCACTGGCCGACCGATGGGCCGACACCAACCCGTGGGTGTGACCGCCCGATCAGCACCCCGCCAGGTCATGTGCCCTGACCGCACAACCACAGGTGAGTGACGTGCACGGCGGCGCCCAGTTGGGCCTGCGTCAGGTGGTTGTTCGGCCAAGTGAGCATATTCGCGACCACGCCGGCCTCGTTCCAGCCATGCGCGAGCATGTCGCAGATCGTCCGGCCAACCGCAACATCGGCGACCCACTGCTGCGCGTCAGGCGCTGGCCAGCCAACCGCCAAGTCCAGCGCCTGGACATAGGCGGCCTCGGCCGTCGGCCCGCGATCACCCGGCCCGGCCGGTCCGCCAGCAGACGGGGCCGAGAGCGCGGCCGCTACCAGCGCAACCGCAGCCGCCGCAAGCACGGCACCGGCAAGACGCAGTGCCGTAGGGTTCCCCAGCAGTCTCTTCCGCACAGCCATCTCACCCGTCCCACCGCGGCTGAACCTCGGACAACGTGGGATCGATCTGCTGGGCGCACCACTGCCACGACCGGGCGATCGTGTAGCTGATCGCCGCCGCGTCGTAATCGATCAACGGTGGCGTCCGCACCACGTGCTGGGCGGCCCGGAGCATCATCTCCGCCGCCGCGTCACCCGGACTCTGCGACAGCAGCAGCCCGGCTGCCTGATCACGCACATCGGCCCGGTACTCCAATAGCGCGGCCGCGAACAGATCACCCTTGCGCCGCTCCCGCTTGCCGAGCATCCGGTTGTGGAGGGCGTACTCCCGCCACCGCGCGGCCATCGCCTTCGCCGCGCCGGACCGTTCGCGGATGCGCTCGATCAGCTCGTCCTCGTCCACCTGCGGATCGGCCACCGCAGCCAGGCGGCTCACCAGGCACCCCACCATGACTCGTGGGGGCAGGGGCAGCACTCGGGGTGACCGACGAACTGCCCCTGCCCCGGAACGCGGCGGGTTTGGAGCCCCCTGCCGTCACGGTGGGTGAGACCGCCGCGCGTGTGCAGTGACCGCACGGTCCGGAGCCGGGGGATGGAGGACTCGGGCGCAGCCACCACGCCATAGTGAGCCACTGATGCGCAATGGACAAGCAAAACTCGAAATTCGAGTGAGTGACTACCCGGTTGGGGGACTGTGGCCAGTCGGACGACCCGATTACATGGGGCTCACCCCAACAAGGAGGCATCGTGCAGCTCACGCACTTGGGCACCGAATCCGGCAAGACCGGCTGTCCGTCCGTCTTCGCCACGGATCGCGGCACGTTCGTCGTGCAGGGCTGGAAGATCACCGACGAAGCAGCGCTCACCGAGCTGCGTCGCCGCGGCCTGCCCGACCACGAGACCGCGATCGAGATCCCCGCCGAGTTGGCCCGACACTTCCCGACCAGCGCGTGATGGGCCTCGCCACACGGGCGGAGTTCGAGCGGCTATTCGATCGGTTCACTCGCTCGGCGTGGCGACTGGAGTGCCAGGGCGTCTATAACGAGCCGGAGGAGCGCGAGCCGCTGAAGCGGTTTCTGGCCGGCGAGCCAGACGACGGCGCCTGGTTCGCCGACTGGCCGGTGTGGATTCGCGCGCAGCGCGCAGCCGGCCGGACCGTCAGCCGGGTCCGGGTGATGACCGAGCCGTTGACGGACTACCTCCGCTTCCAATTCACGATCACGCCGCCAGCGGTCGAGGCGGGGGAAGACATCCGGCTGCTGCCGGCGGCCGCGTTCGCCGCGTTGGACCTCCCCCGAGAAGACTTCTGGCTGTTCGATGACACCGTCGTCGCCCTGTTGCACTTCGGCGACGACGGCGTGGCAGGCGTCGAGATCATCACCGACGACCCGACGGTCGCGACCTTCCGCGAACGACGTCGCCGCACATGGGATGCTGCATTCCCGTACCGGTGATCGTCGGATGAGGAGACCTTGACCAGCTTTCCCGCTCGTCGGATGGAGTTCGCCGACAAGCTGCGCGGTTACCGTGAGCGCGCCGGCCTGACCGGCAAACAGTTCGCCGCGGTGCTGGGCTGGTCCAACTCGAAGGTCTCCAAGATCGAGACGGCCAAGCAGACGCCCAGTGACGTCGAGCTGGACGAGTGGCTGGCCGCGCTGGATGTCCCCGCCGCCGACGCGCGCCAGTTGCACAACGAGTTGCGCGAGGTGCGCATCCAGCAGATCACGTGGCGGCGCCAACTCCGTGCCGGCCATCGGGCACGGCAGGAGCAGGATGCCAAGTCCGAACGCGACGCCACCGTGATCCGCGCCATCGACACCGCCGCAGTGCCCGGCTTGCTCCAGACGCCGGACTACGCGCGGGCGATCTTCACCAGCCAAGCCGCGCTGCTCGACGTGCCCGACGACATCGAGTCGTCGGTGCGGGCTCGGATGGAGCGTCAGCGCATCCTGTACGAGCCAGGCCGGACGGTGGAGATCCTGGTGACCGAGGCAGCGCTGCGGCACCCGGTCTGCCCGCCGGCCGTCCTACTGGCCCAGCTTGATCGGCTCGGCTCCGCGCTCGGCCTACCAGGAGTGCGGCTCGGTGTCCTACCGCTGGACGCCGAGCTACCGCACGTGCCGTGGCACGGCTACTGGATCGTGGACGACACCGTGTTCGTCGAACTGGTCACCAGCGAGGTCCGCGTCACCGACACGGACGAGATCGCCATCTACCACCGGCTCACGGACCGGCTGTGGTCCGTCGCGGTCGAAGGCGACGAGGCGCGGGCACTGCTGGCGCGCCTCGTCACCGAGTTGGGTCGGCGCGGCACCTGAACGGCGGACCCTAGTCCTTGAAAGATCCATCCGGCCGGCGAGCGTGCCGAGCAAGCCGATGGTGACACTGCGGGCAGTGCCGCGTGAACAAGCGAAGCATGCCGAGGGTCATGACGGTCAGGGCGAACACCGGGAATGACCTGGCCAGCCGGCCGATCCCGGACATGGTACAGACCGAGCAGTCACGGCAGCCGGCCATGGTGTCTCCCGGAAGTCTTGGGACATAGGCGTCATACGCGTCGGGATTGCCGCACTCGGCGTTACAACTAGCCGATCAGGTCAGTCCGACCGCTCCGGAACCTGCCCCGGCTAGAAGCCAGTCGGCTGCACCGGGGTCGGGGTCGAGTGGCTGGTGACGCCAACCAGGATGGCGACCACGATCAGGATGATCGGGACGATCACCAGGACCCACGCGAGGATGAGCTTGATGATGCGCAGTTCCTGCAACGTACGGTAGGCGAGTTCGCGGGCGACCGAATCGCCATCGGTGTGCCGGTCGCTGTTGAGGCTGTTCAGGAGCCGCTTTTCGACATCGGTCGGGTACCTATTGGGGGACGTGACCCACACCGGTCGCGCGTTGCCTTCAGTGGACATGGTGTCGCCGTCCCTGCCTCTCGGGATATGGATGCTCCTGACCGGTCGAACAAGGCATCGCCCGATAAGCACATTTAGTTAGCGACTGTCCATCTTCTGTCACCCTCCGTGGAGCGGCATTGATTTACTGCCCCTTCCAAGAGGAGTTGGCTCCCAGGCATCGCGGTGCCCCGGTACGTGAGCACCGGGGCACCGGGGGAAGTGTGACGTCGATCAGCTACGCGGGTCCTAGAACGACCCGCTTGGGGTAGCCCTCGGCCACCTCGGCGAGCAAGCTGGACAGCATCGCGATCAGTTTGGCCACGTCGTCGGCCATGAACGAGATCGTTACATGGTCGCTCGCGTGCAGTTGGAACTGGGGCCTTCCGCCCTCAACGAGCACGTCGGCGTACAGGGCGCCACACACGTGCCGCCGGTCCGTCCAGTGCTCCACGTCGTTCGGGCCGCAGTGCTCGTCGCCGCGCTCGCACCAGTCTGGGCAGACAATGACCTCTGGGTTGTCGGTGTCCACGATGGTGGCCGAGCGGTCGCCGTCAGCGGCGAGCACCTGCCCGGCGCCGGTGGCGACGGCCCCGCTGGCCGCGATGTCGTCCTCGGTCTGGTTGTGCGTTTGTTCCATGATCATCGTCATGGTCTCGGTCTCCCCGCCTGTGTCCGATCCCAAACCTACGGACGTGATCTTGGTGCGCAGATCGTGCCGACGCCGACAAAAACGCAGGTCAGAAGTGCGTTCGAGGGCGAGTAACCACGGGCGGAATATTATTGCAGCCGATGTTACTTCTTGAGGTTATCCTCAAGAAGCCCTGGTCAGGGAAGTGTCCGTCCCGTGCGCGGGAGGGCGCGAATCAGTCCGTGCGGCGACGTTCGGAATTTCCGAACGTCCGTCCCGTGCGCGGGAGGGCGCGAAAGGTTGCTAGTACTTGCAACCTCCGGACGGCTGGTCCGCCCCGTGCGCGGGAGGGCGCGGCGTCCCGACGGGGCATCGATGCGATTGAGGGACTTGAAGTCCCTCAAATCAGCACTGTGCTCGTCACCGTTCAGGTGTCCTGACCAGCCACTTTACGCGATCCCGTAAAGTGGTTCCCCCTGCGAGGGGGGAGCATCCGACTCGGCTCGTCTGTTGATCCAACTTGGAACTACAGACGCGACGATGCCCCCGGCCGAGTAGACCGGGGGCACCTGTGGCGGGGTTGGGCACCGTTCAGGTCTGCCCGGGGTTGGCACCGCCAGTCTCGCGGTCGATCTCGTCTCGGATCGTTTCCTGCCCCAGGCGGGCGAAGTCATCGAGCGTGCCGCACGTTGCGTTGGGGTTGGCCACTCTGCCGATTTTCGCCATTCCAAGTAGCTCGCCTATCATGCGGTCACGTGCAACCTGAGGGCCGTTCGGGTCGCCGTACTTGGCCATCACCATATTGAGCTCATTCAGGCTGTTCCAGATGCATGCGGCAGTTTTGAGATCCAACTGGCAGAACTTGTCCCAGTTGGACAGGAGTCTTACGCCTGCCCGGCCCTCCTGAAGGCCGGCGCCCTCCCGGACCGCGGAACCTAGGTCGCGCCATATAGCACGCCACAGGCGATCGATTTCGCTGACGTGACTGCTGTCTTTCATCGACCATCACCCGTGGTCGGGACGTTTCGATTGAGGTACGCCTCGACCGCGTCAAGGTCGAGCGCTCGGGGCGAGTCGATCTCCCCGGCAACGACAGCGTTGCTGGCGGCGTCCACGATCATGTAGCGGCCGAAGCCAAGGGCACGAGGGTCACGTCGGCGTGACTTGACCAGTTCGAGACCCTGACGTTTCGCCATACGCCGCAAGCGGTCCTCCCGGACCTTATCGGCGGAGCGTCGGAGGTTCGCCTCTATCTCCTTGTCCGTCTCATCTTGCGCCTGCTCTCTCTCGGCGTCCGTCATCTGCGCTTGTTGCCGCTGAAAGTGCTCCCGGATAGCTCGCACCTTCGCACTGGTGCCTATCTTGGGCCTGGCGTTACCGGTCATCCTCGCCCTCCCTCTTCCCTGTGATCGAGCTACGCTTGTCAGTCTGCTGCGGGCCACGCTGGAAGTCAAGCTGCAGCTTGAGCTGGAAGGCGAACAAGGCCGGTGGGCAGACGTAACGGTGCCCCCGGCACCGAAGCACCGAGGGCACCTGCACTGGGCGAACGTCAGGCTCAGGTCTGCGGCGGCTGGTCCTCGTCCAACCTGGCGAGCAGTTCGGCGACCTCGGCCTCGTACTCGGCCTGCTGGTCGGGGTCCTCCAGCGGGGTGGTGAAGACCTTGCGGGCGATCTCGGCGCCGTTGGCGACGCCGCCCTCGACCAGCACCTCCGCGACGATGGCGACGATCCGGTCGATCGGGTCGACGGCCGGCCCGGTCACCGGGACTCACCGTCCAGTTCCTCGCGGAACTTGGCGAGCAACTCGGCGACCTCCTGCCGGTCGACACTGCCCGCGTCGCCGTCCCGGAGTTCGGTGATCAGCTTGACGGCGTCGGCCTCCGCTTCGCGGCGCTGGCGCATCTCGCCCAGCAGCAGGTTCTTGAGGTAGACCTCGCCCAGCTCGCCCAGTTCCCCGGCCGCCCAGTACACCAGTTCCTCGCCGGTCGCCTGGCGCGTCGCGAGCCGCCAATGCTTCTCGACCTGCGAAACCCAGCCCTCCATGTCCATCGCCCAGTCGGCGACGGCCGACACCGCAGTGCTCAGTCCGCGGACGGCGGCGTTCACGATGCGCGTTGGCCTGTTCATCGCGTGCCGTCCTCGTCCTCGGCGTCCAGCTCGCGGCGGGCCTGGTCCTTCGCCTTCTCGACCATCCGGTCGTAGATGCCGGCCAGGTCGGCCACGATCTCCGCGCGGGTGCGAACGGGCTCGCCGGCCAGCCAGTCGGCCACGTCGAGCAACTTTCTGGCCGCGCCGCGCACCGCGGCAACGACGGGGCGTCTGGGCAACCTCGGGTTGGGTAGGGCAGTCTTACTCATGGGTCGGACCTCCACTGTCCGATCAAGGCCCCCGGCGGTGTTGTGAGCACCGGCCGGGGGCCGACTTTGTGCCTATGCATAAAGTAGCAGCAGGGCACGGTGAGCGGCAAGGACTTTCTGTCGATGCATGAAGTCCGATAGGATGCCGAACCATGGGTGAGCGCCGCAAGATCGGCCGGCCAGCGACTGGCAAGACGCCGCAGCACACTGTCCGCATGCCGGACGACCGGTGGGACGCCCTCGGCGCGAAGGCGGCGAAGGCTGGGTCGGATCGCGGGAAGGTGATCAACGACCTGAGCGCCTGGTATGTCGGCGAGGACGGCGCGGAACTGCCTGAGCGGCCCGAGGTGTAGCGATCCGTTGCCCCTCCGGCAAACCTGACTAGGCTGACCTCAATGTCCGGCGACGGAGATGAGGTGCAGTGGCCCGCCGGAACAATAGGCACCACTGGCAACGACTGAACCCGTTGACCCGCTCGCATTGGTACCCTGCCGTGCATGGCGTCCACGCAGCTCACCGGCCGAGAGTACAAGCGGGTCTCGCTCGATAAGTCGAAGCGCGCACGATCCGTCGAGGAGCAGGGCAAGGAGAACGCAGCCGCCGCTGAGGAGCGCGGCATCGTCCTGCGCGATCCGTACACCGACGTCGATCGCAGCGCATCCCGGTATGCCCGAAAGGCCCGCGAGGGGTTCGACCAGCTCCTCGCCGACCTGCGCGACGGCACGTTCAACGCCGACTTCTTGATCCTGTGGGAGTCCAGCCGCGGCTCACGGAAGGTTGGCGAATGGTGCGAGCTCGTCGACCTGCTGGAGAAGCGGCACATCCAGGTGCTCGTCACCTCGCACCGCCGGGTATACGACCCCGCCGTCGCCCGCGACCGCAAGGCGTTGCTGGAGGACGCGCTCGACGCGCAGTACGAATCGGACAAGAGCAGTGAGCGGTGCCGTCGGGCGCACGCGGCCAACGCCGAGGCTGGCCGGCCTCACGGCCCGGTCGCGTGGGGCTTCACGCGCCGCTACGACCCCGTGACCAAGGCGTTCGTGTCCCAGGACATCGACGAGACCCAAGCGCCGATGATCCGGGAGTTGTTCGAGCGGCTGGAGGCTGGCCACAGCCTCAACTCGATCGCTGTCGACTTCGAGCGTCGTGGACTGGTGGGGCGCAACGGGCGGCCGTGGCGGGCGGCACATCTCCGCGAACTCGCCCTGCGTCCGGTCTACGCCGGCCTCCGCCAGCATCAACCGAAGGGCCAGGACCGCGCGGTCCTCACGTCGGCGGTCTGGCCGGCCATCGTCCCCCTGGAGCGTTTCCTGGCCGTCCAGCGGCTGCTGACCGCCTCCGAACGCAAGTCCACCCGACCGGGCCGGGCCGCACACTTCCTCTCCCTGATCGCCATCTGCGACACGTGCTCCGGTCCCCTCACTGCGATCACCCGGGACGGCGACCGTTTTTACCGCTGTCAGCGGAAGGGCTGTGTTCGCATCGGCGAGGACGAGTTGGACCGGTTGGTGGCCGGGGTCATCAAAGCCTGGGTTAGGCAGCACTACGACTCGCTCACGGTCACGGCCGACGACGACACCGAACTGGCCGACGTGCGCGCCAAGCTGGCGAGGGCGCATGCTGAGTTGCGCGAGCTGGAGGACGAGGTCAAGTCCGGCCGGCTGTCCGCACGCTTCGCCGCGGCGACCGCCCCAGGCATCGAGGAGCGCATCACGCGGCTCGAACAGCAGGAAAAGGACCTCCTCACGCCGGGCGAGCTGGCCGGGCTGATCACGCCGGGCGAGGACATCGAGGAGTGCTGGAAGAACATGCCGCTACCGGCCAAGAGGCGCGTCGCTCGCCTCGTGCTCGTCCCCGGCCGGATCGGGCAGGTGCGGGTCCAGGCGGTGTCGGCGGGTCGTCGGGGTGGCGGGCGTCACGTGCCGGCGTGGGAGCGGGTCGACTTCTCGCGGGGGTAGGGAACTCAGAATATGCCAGATTCCTACCAGGACAGATCTAGGAGAGTGCCAGATTTTTACAGAGAATGGTCACTCTCGGTCGCCTGGTCGACTACCCGGGTGACCTCTTCAATTCTCTTCGGAATCTCCGTTCCACTGGTTTCCACTACGATCCACTGGTTTCCGCTGCACCCTCTGCGCCACC